TAGTAAAAGACCCGAACTAGGTGACATCGCTTTTGAAAATGGGTCTGCAATGATAGCTGATAAAGATCACTGGATTTCAACCTCTGAGATAAACGATGGAGTTCAGAATAAAAGACAAATTCAATTCTTAGAACGAAACGTTTCTCTAATAGCCAGACCAATAAGGAGTTAATTATGGCAGTCTATTACTATGAAGGTGCAAAAATACTCGCACCATTTACAATTACTTCTAATGAACCCATGTTTGATGTGGACACTGTTTCTTTGCGTAAACAGCGGACTTCCCAAGGGGTTCAACGTTGGGAGATTTCCTTTAACATTCAAGGTGAATTCGATACTGCAGATGATTTGTTTGTAGCTTCGGTTGTTGACTTTGACAATGTTAAAACTATGATTATGCCGCAACTTCCTGTTGTTGCTAAAAGACATAATATGAATACAAGCCCTCTCGTAGCTACAGCCGCAGGTGCGGGATCTGAATATGTATATATTGATTCTGCGATCGTAGATGGTTTGTTACCTAAAGGTGCTTTCATCAAATTTTCTAATCATGACAAAATATATGTTGTCCGTCAAGATGTGAGCTTTGATGGTCTTGCTGATAAGTATATTCACATTTACCCTTCCCTCTCTAAGAATGTTAACACTTCAACATCTTTGCTGACAGGAAACAACTGCGTACTTACTTATTATCGTGACATTGACAACGCTCAGGGAATTACTTTTACAGACGGTGTTTTGTCTAACGCTGGAACTATTAATCTTGTAGAGGCACTGTAATGAGAATATTTACACCCGAAGTACAAGCAGTTATCGACAGTGGAGACATTCGATTCTTCTTTCTGATTGAACTTTACTTTAGCCAAACCTATCGCTTTACTAGCTATAAGCACGACATTACTCACAATAATAAAGTGTATACTGCAGGGGGTGGCCTATTTGAATTTGATTCCCCAAAGTTCTCAACAGTTGTTGATAGGGAAGCTTATCGAATTGTTATTGCTGACTTAATTGATCAAATGGCAGCTGAATTCCGTTACAATGTGACAGGAAAAGATATCAAAGTTATGGTTGGCCTTTTAGATGCAAATGATAACCCTCTTGTAAACAGTCATATACTCGATGTGTATAAAGGCTATGTGGACAGCCCTGCAATTAATAATGACTGGGAAACCAAGCTAGCTGTTATCGAAGGTACTTCACCAATGTCTGATCTAGATATGGTGAACACATTTATTACATCTAAAGACGGTATGGACCAAAGAAACATTAACGATACTTCCTTTGACGAGATTTATACGGATAACGAAGTCAGCCTTAAGTGGGGTAAAATCTAATGGGTATTGAACTTCAAATTGCAATGTTTATCTTCTCGACTGCTTATCAGTACAGTCAACAGAAGAAACAAGAAGCGAAGATGAAGGCCGAAGCGGATAAACGCAAAGGCTTTGAAATTACTGTGCGCGGTGAAGCTGCGCATGTTCCTGTGGTTTATGGTAAACAAGCAATAGGTGGTATTGAAACTAAACATCTTGTAAGAGATGGTTTTAGCACAAATACTTCTTTAGCAAGCGTAAGCTTAAGCAGTGGTTTAGGTACTTCTTATAATGGCTCTAAGAACGAAATTCTAGTCATGCAGTATGCCCTTTGCCATGATGGTATCGAGGGTGTTCAGCATATTGTTGTTAATGATACTAGCTATAATGACAGTGAAGCTAAATTTAGTCATAGGTTTAACATTTATAATAATGGTGGTGTTGCAGATCCTACATCTGGTATTCCTGATTCAAATCTTTTTAGCGGAACTGCAAACGTAACTGCTATTTTTCAACTAAATAGAGACGACTACAACTACAATGGAATTCCTTACCTTAAATTCCTTGTAAAAGGTCGTAAAGTTAGAAAAATTACGAAATCAGGATCAACCTATACTCTTGACACTAACTACGTTTATTCAAATAACCCTGCATACTGTTTGCTTGATTACCTTATGAATAAAGATTTTGGTCGTGGTTTAAGTGTTAATGAAGTTGATTTAGAATCATTTTATCATGCGGCTCAAGTATGTGATACCACCGTTGCAAATGACAAGGCTATTGGCGGTAAGGTTAACGGCACAGCTACCTCCAGAGATATTCCCCTTTATGAGTGCAATATTACCCTTGATACCGAAGATAAAATTAGAGATAACGTAGAACGTATTCTAAACACAATGGGTCTGGCCGAACTTGTTTGGTCTTCTAGTGGTAAATACAAGCTTATGCTTGAATACCCACAAAATTCAACTGAACAAGACGCCTTGGTTCCTGTATCAATGTACTTTACTGAAGACGATATTGTTCGCGATGATGTAGGGCTTGCTTGGCCTTCTGCAGCAGATCGCTACAATCAAGCGACAGTTCGGTTCTCTAATGAACACGAAGATTTTAAAGAGGACTCTGTAAGCTGGCCTACTAAATTCTCTGCAACTCATAATTTGTATCTAGAAGAAGATAACCAACAACCTTATAACACTGATATGTCTTTAGATGGAGTTACTGACCCTTATCATGCTCTTGCAAAGGCAGAACAAATTGTTCGTCAATCTCGTACTCGTTTTACTTTAAGTTTTACAGCTACTACAAAAGCTTTAAAAGTAGAACCAGGAGATTTTATTAAAGTAAATCTGCCTCAGATGGCTATTAACAACGAGTTGTTTAGAGTTTCTTCTGTTCAAGTTAATTCTGACTTTACGGTTAAACTTGAATGTTACTCTTTTGATTATCGTATGCTAGCTTGGAGTGTTGGTTATAATATTCCTTATGCAACTAAACCTACTTTTGATTTCTCAATTAACCCTCCAACTAATGTTGTTTTTGAAATAGATGGGGGTAGCTTACTTGGAACTAGGTCAGGACAGCTTACTTGGAATTCTGCTGACGACTCCTCTGTTAAAGAATACTTGATTGAAGCCTCTCCTGATCAGGGTAATACTTGGCATACTCTAGGGATTACTCGAAACACAACCTTTGATGTCTTTGGACTAAATACAGGTGTATATGATTTCTCTGTTCGATCAAGGACACCTGCAGGAACACTTTCAAACAGGACTGTTGCAACAGGTATTACACTTCAGCGTATCACAGTAGATAAGGTTGCTGTTATTTATGCGGATAGTTCAGACTCTACTACAAATACACAATCTTATGAAGTTGGAACAAATAAGTTTGTAGCATATTATACTTATTCTGGTGGTAATTTGCCGACATTGCCTATTAGAACTTTGATTGAGTTCAAGCAATTTGTTGGAGATGATGGTGCGCCAGGTCAGCCTGGAACTAACGGTGTAGACGGTAATCCTGGAAAAGATGGCGTTTCAGCAGGTGTTCTTGTTGTTTATGCAGATGATGCTATTGGAACAAATAAAACCCTTACGTATAATAATCAAGAATATGTTTTGTATTATGAATGGGAAAACTCCCCGCCTGCTGTTCAAGATGTATCGGGTACTTGGGTTAAATTTGTAGGCAAAAACGGTAAAGACGGTAATAATGGTCAATCTGTTTGGACAATTTACTCGCCTGATGCTACAGGTACTAACCAAAGCTTTACTTATAATGGACAAGCCTATGTAACTTTCTACGAATCTGAAACTCAACCTAGTCTACCTGTAAGTGGTCAGACTTGGGTGAAATTTGTAGGAAGTAATGGGTATACTCCAGTTAAAGGTGTTGATTATAATGACGGTTTAAATGGAGCGGCAGCAACAAGTGTTGCTCAACTTCAGATTTATAAACGTTCTGCAACTGCGCTAACTACAGCACCGACTGGCGGTAAATTTAGTTTTACTACAACTACTACTACACCTCCAACAGGTTGGTCTGCAAGTATTCCTACAGGGACAGACCCAGTTTATGTATCAGTTGGTGTTGCATCTATTGTTGGTACTACAGGTGAAGATCTTAGTATAACTTGGTCTACTCCTCAACAAGCTTTCCGAATTGGTGATGATGGTATTCAAGGTAAATCTACTTTCCTTGCTACAGTCTATAAGCGTTCTTCAACTGCTTTAACAGGTGGTATTAGTGGAGGTAGCTTTGAATTTGGTGCTAACTTGCTTACACCCCCAAATGGTTGGTCGATTACTGTCCCTAGCGGCACTGATCCCTTGTATGCTATGCAATATTTGTTCAGTGTGACAGGTGATCAGGGAACTGATTCTGTAACTTCACCAGAAGTTTGGTCTACCCCTGTAGAGATTATGCGTAATGGTGATAATGGCTACACACCTGTAAAAGGTACGGACTACTTTGATGGAGACGATGGTAAATCTACTTACTTAGCTCAAATCTTTAGACGGTCTGCTACTGCACTAACAACTGCACCTACAGGTGGCTCTTATAACTTTGGAACTAACACTTTAACTACTCCTACAAACTGGTTTGCTTATCCACCTTCAGGTAGTGATCCTTTGTATATTACTACTGCGTTGGCAACTGGTTCTGGACCCACCGCTATTGATAGTAGTTTAACTTGGAGAGCACCTACTCTCTTTGTTAGCAATGGTATTAATGGTACTAATGGCATTAACGGTACTAACGGTATTAACGGTACTAACGGGGCTACTGGACCTCGCGGTGCAGGTTGGTGGCGTTATGCAACAGGCACTAGTAGTGGTGTAACGGGCTTATCTGAATCTACTATTAGTTCTTATTTTAGCACTGCAACAAATAACTTGACTATTGTGGCAGGTGACCGTTTGATTGTATCCAATACTGTAGGTGGTGCTACAGGCTACGTTAGAAACGAAACCAATACTGCATGGATTGAACAAGCGAAGTTTATTGATGGTAATTTGTTAGTCGCAGGTACTATTGAGGGTACTGCATTAAAAGCTACAACGCTGTCGGCAATCAAGGCGGACCTTGGTACAATTCAAGCAGGTAAGTTGCAAAACCCTAATGGTACCTTTGTTATTGATTTGGCAAATGGTACAATCACAATCTCAGTATAATGAGGAAAAAGATGAAGTACGAAGATTATATTAATAAGATTGGTCTTAAGTATAACATCGTAGAAGGAAAATTGGTAGAAGACCCTGATAACGGGGTCTTCACCGTTTCCACTACTTTAGCATACAATACGATTTACTTAAATAAGTTTAATAAAACAGCAGAATTAGTTACTCACCCAAATTCTTGGATTGGTAGAACTTACAAATTTAGAAAAAGTGACTGTGTAACTCTTGCAGCAGATTACTATGATAGTATTCATAATACAGATCTCTCAAGGTGGTACAAAAACTTTTCTCATGAAAAGTGGTTTGAATATTATAAAATTGGTATGTCTAAATGGTTTACTGATCATAATTTTATCGAAGTCCCTAAAGAAAATTTAAAAGATTATGATTTTATAGTTTATAGCTATAATGATAGAGCTTACTCTCATATTGCAATTTACTTAGGTAATGATAAGATATTGCATCACTTACCGCAAAGTCTTTCTTGTTATGACAACCTTGACAGAACAAAAATTTTAGGAGTTTACAGATATGGCAACTAGAACATTCAGAGCATCATCTAGTAACGGTGTTGTAATGATTACTAAGTCAGGAAAAACAGAGGCTCAACTAGATGCTATTGAAAAGAATCCCTATAGCTATTTAGATGATATTTACTTTCATAGTAGTTTGGACTATGTTCAAGGAACAGGTAAAGCTGCTGTCGGGTCTGTTACATTTCCCGCTGTTACTCGTACAGTAGTGTCTTGGTCTACTAGCAGCAGTTGCTTTGGACTATGTTAGGAGATACCCATGCCATCAGTTACAATTCCAAAAATGGATATTCATTATGCAAACGTAGGCAAGTCTCCTGTCGGTGAACCCGAAGCTATGCTTCTTAAAATTGACGGTGTTAGTTACTCTAACTTTTTTGCAAAAGATACAGGCAGCTATCAAAGATTTTTATTTCCAGTTTATAACTCTGCTACCGATTACCTACAAGTTGCTTGCTTAACCGTTACTTACAATGGAGACGCTCCTGCAGAAACTTTTAATAACATCGAGGTAATTACACTTGGTTGATCGAGTTTTTATTAGTGATAATACATTTATTACGCGCAATGCTAATAATAATATCACATTTTCAGCAGATAGGTATTACGTAAAAAATGATCCTAACGGAAGTTTCTTTCTAGGAGGTGTTACAACAACTCCCGTTCTAGTTGGCAGAACTAGTGGAGAAGGTACGCCATCTCCTTATACAAATATAGCAGGTTTTGTTATTGATCATAGCTTTAGTAGAACAGTCGTCAATGGATTAAACGTTTCTGGATTTAATTTCAATATACCTGTAAACACTACATCAGTAGCAGGTAAGGCTTTAGGTTTTCAAACTACTCAATCTCGATATATGTTTAGACCTGCGGATAATGGTAGTTATTATATTTATAATAACAGACAAAGAGTTACTTTGAATTATAGTCTTGATGGTACTTTTATTTTTTCGGATCCATTGTTGCTCGTGGTAATTTTGGTTTTTGATATGCAAGAAGTGGGTCCATATCAGCCTGTAGGCTCGCTAGGATGGTGCGCCAATAATTTTGCTGTATTAAACAATATTAATCAATTGAGAAAAGGCGGGACACTTACAGCAACTCCTTCTCATTCAAGCTACAATGAAATATCTCAAACTACCGATGGAGTTACATTTAGTTCGCCGCTTTCTCAATTCACAAGCCAACCGCTTACTATTCGGTATGACCCCCTTTGTGCAATAGGTAACCAAACAAATGTTGACTTAACGGTGACCCCATGACATTAAAAATTACAAGTAATAAGATCTATATCCAAAATACTTCTGGCTTAACTAAATTCGACAGTAATAATCATTTACTATATAGGTATGGTTACAAATCGGGTTCATTTGATTTAACAGGATCTAGTAATTATCAAACTCAATCTCTAGGTTTTACAATTAATGAAAAAGCTATTCCAGTAATTTACATTACAGTAACTTACGCAGCAGGATCTATCTTAAGCACGATGATTAATATTAGACTGCCGTTATCGGGAGCATTTCCCAGCCATTGGGAGGGTTTTGTTGAAAATTCTTCTGCTATTTCTCTACAAGAAAATCTAGAATTAGTGGCTGATGGTGATTATATCAAAGCAAGAATAAACCGCTACGATCCAAGAACTTTTGATAACATTTGCGGACCTGGCTCGAAGGCAGTATCTTTTAACTACGAAGTATTTGCTTACAAACATCAAGACATTTAAAGGAAAAGTTTTATGAATATTACAAACAAACAAATTACTGTTGACAGTATCAGTATTACTTCATTTCCTCCTAAGACAGTTGCTACTGTAACTATTCAGGATGAAATCGCAGAAAATATTTTTAAATCAGCAGGAACTTACACACTGACATTTGATCGTGTTTATCAAAATTCTGGTGACACTGAGCTACTTGCAGATATTGGCGAGATACTAGCGGGGCTTCCCGAATGACACCTATAATTACGCTTCTTGCGCCTATTATCGGCGATCTTCTTAACAAACTTATTCCCGATGCGGATAAGAAAAGTGATATTGAAAAAGAAGTTAAACTTGCCTTACTCGAACATTCTGACAGTATCGAAGCTATTCGCGGTCAAATAGTTCTAGCTGAAGCTAAATCAGAAAGCTGGCTTACTGCTACTTGGCGTCCACTGCTTATGATGGTTATTGTAACAATCATTGCAATGAACTATCTTCTTTTTCCACTAGCAGGTATCTTCTTTGGTGTAGAACTTATGATTGATCTTCCTGTTGAACTTTG